GCCCACCTGGCCCCCACGCACCGCCGCCGCCCGATCCTCCAGATTGGCCTGCTTGAGATGAGTGACCATTAAATGCATTACCACCACCTGCTGATGTAATAAAAGAATCAAATGAAGAGTTTGTAGAAGATCCGCCTACTGTAATAGTGTAGCTTTCTCCTGGATCAACTGTAACAGTGGCTACACTAGGTTCATCGTAAGAAGCCGAGTTAAATGATACTCTGTATCCTCCCGCACCTGCTCCTGGGTTTGTTCCAAAAGCATAAGAAGATGTACTTGAGTTTCCTCCTCCAGCTACAACGACATAGTCAACATCATAAGGACCTTGACCACCTGATGTGAAACCAAAACCTCGTCCTGCACCTGCTCCGAATGTACCAAATAGTGGCATAAATATTTAACTCCTTTTATTATGCAAACTGTGTTTGTGATGCTAATACTGTAAAGGTTGCATCTGCAGTTTTTATAACAGTATATGAATAAACGTCAAGTGAGCTAGCATTACCTGCTGTTGGTGCTGCTCCACCTTGCCACTCTGGAGTTACCGAACTACCATCAATTTGTACAGCTGAATTGTAGTATGCAGTTCCACCCTGAGATACAATATGTGCTACTGTAATTGATTCACCAGTATCCATAATACTATTTAAAGAATTTGATCCATCACCTCTAATATTTAATGTCCAGTTTCCTGAAGCATCTGTAGTGAAGTTCCATACAGCTTGAGTTATAACATCATAGTTTACTGTGCCTGTAGCAGCAGTCGCCTCTGATGTAACTTTTTCAGCTGTTTGTTGAATTTTAGATCCACCATTTAAAGTTACTCTTCCGATACCTTTAGGTGTTAAATTTAAATCTATATTTGTGTCATCTCCTGTTGCTGATAACGCAGGAGCATTTCCTGTAGCTGCATTGGTTGCAGTCATTTCGTTTACAGCAGAAGCAGTAGTTGCAAATTTAATTTGTTCTTGATCGTTTTCATCATTAATAGAGTTTCCACTATCAATTAAAATGTTGTTTCCATTGGCATCTAAATCGCCACCTAATTGAGGTGTAGTATCTTCAGAAACATTTGCTAAAAAGAATACATCATTTACGTTTGTACCATCTGCATAAACTAAAATAGTTTTACCTTCTGGAATTGTAACGCCTGTTCCAGAAACAGTTTTAATAGTTAAAGTGTTTCCTGATCTTGTAGTGTTATCTGCAACAATGTAAGTTTTTTCAATTCCGTCTGGAACGTTAACAACTCTTGTACCCGCTAAAGTTCCTGTTAAAGAAAGAACCATATTTCTAGCATTAGAAATAGCTGCGTTGTCCATATCTAAAGTTACATCTGCTGATGCAACATCGATAGCTTCATAACCTGCAATTGCTTGTTGAATTAAGTTTAAATTTGTGTTTGTTTTATCGCCCCATGTACCAGAGTTTTCCCCTGTTACCATTAGTTCGAGTTTTAAATCTGTAGAATAACTTGATGCCATAAATAACTCCTAATAATTCATAATTTTAATCTTATGCCGCTGCTTTGTCAACCACACTCCAAGTAGTAGCAGAATTTGGATCTACAACAGCCCATGCATTTATACCTATTGTACCACTAGTTACAGTCGCTTCCAAGCCTGTAGGTATAATTAATTGGCTTATTCCAGCAACTACATCGTTTACTTCAACAGTTGATTCTACACCTGTTAGCTCTACTGTAACGTCTGTAAAGGCATTTTCATCACCTAATAAAGACTCTAATTCTTGACCAGTTAAGGTTAAATTAGCATCTGCAGTGATACTTACAGTGCCTGTTGTGCTATTTATATCAATACCTGTTACAGGAACATCTATTGATGGTACTAATACAGCATCTGCTCCTATCGCAATATCTGTACCAACTGATTGACCCCATTCTCCATCACCCCATAAAACCTCACCCCAAGGTTGAGCTGAAGCTGTGGTTACTTGTATCTCTACAACTTCACCACCAAAAGCATCTCCAACTGTAGTAGTTGCAGTGGCTGAAGTAAATTCGTAAATAGAAGCTTGACCTAAATCTCCTGTTTGACTTGTAGCTTCTGCTCCTGTAGGGATAACATTTGCATTACCTTGTAAATCAACAACAGCGTCTCCTAAAATTGATGTACCATCTCCAGCACCCCACTGACCATTACCCCAAACTTCATTACCCCAAGGGTCGTTTGAAGGTGATGATAGTTCTACTGTTACAAGTTCCCCTGCAAATACTCCGTCCGTGTCAGATGATAATTCTATACCAGTTGCAATAGGTGCTGCTGAAGTTCCTGCAACAGCTCCATCTGTACCTGTTGTTATTTCATTTCCTGTTGCATCTACATTTGCATCTGCAGTAATAGAGACATCTTCTGTGTTAGATGTTAAAGCTATTCCTGAAACTAAAAGATCTGGGTTTGCTAAATCTCCCCATTCACCGTCGCCCCAAGATAAACCACCCCAACCAATTTGAATTTGAGCGTCTACAGTAACTGAAGCTACTGTTAAATTTAATTCCTCTCCAGAAAGTAGTACGTCTCCAAAGATGCCCCAACCGTTTTCACCATAAGGTCCTCCGCCCCATCCAGCATTAATTTCACCGTCTACGGTTTCTGTTCCTAATGATGATGTAAGTTCTTGACCTGTTACAGTTGCGAAAGCATCAGTTAGGTTACCCCAATTTTGTACTCCCCAAAATTGACCACCCCAACCACTTAGGTTGTAAGCTTCGACTGATCCTGATGATATTGATAATGTATTACTACTTGGGGTGATTGTGTTAATATCACTCTCCCATGAGTTAGAACCCCATGTATTTGAACCCCAAGTAGTTGCCATTCATAATCCTGCTCGTTATTAAGCGATTCTTAATATAGCAGCGGCTGATGTAAATGCTGGAAACTGAATAGTGAAAGTTCCACTTGTTGCAGTTTTATCTGATCCAAAATCTAACACGCATACCGCTTTATTAGATTCACTTGTATTGTAAATTAATGCTCCTCTAGCTGTTAGAGTTACTCCTGTAAAAGATAAATCATCAAAATCAACGATTGCTACACCTGTGTCTAAACCTGTTTGTTGACCTTGTAAAGCTCCTCCCCCTGCTGAATATTCTCCAGAATCTCCAACTTCGTTAGTTGCTGAATATGCTGTAGTCGCTGCAGATAAATTTGCATCTGATGTGTATAATGCTAATTTAAATACGTCTCCTGTAGCTCCTGTTTCAAAATTGTGTATACCTTCTAAAATTTCTTGTTTAAAAGAATTTGCTACTGCTTGTGCTATTGCCATAATAATTACTCCTTATAAATTTAATTACCTTTATCAGGTGATGGTGCCTGAACTAATATTCTAGGTGTTCCATCCTGATATTCGTCTCTACGTCTTCTACCTACTTGTTCCAACGCAAAACCTTGCATAGCTACATTATACTTGTCTGAATACAGTTTGTACATATCTAAGGGTCCTTTTAAAAAGCCGTATGCTTCTACTAAGGTTCCATATAATAGTAGTTCTGGTGCATTGTCAGATAGATAGGTAGTTGTATTTGTAGCTGATAGATGATCTGGAGTGTAAATATAGCTTAATTGTACATTATAAGCTTGATCTGGAGTAGGAGCCATTAAAATAGTAGTCTCTTTCCACATTGCATAGTATTTAGGTACTCCTGTAGCTCCTGTTGAGTTATACTCAAATATGAAGCTAGTATCTTTAGGTTCTACGTATTCTTTGGTTGTAGGAGATTGATTAGAATCTTCTACTAAAAATGATCTAACAATAATTGCTCTTCTAGTTGAGGTTAGTCCAGAACTAGATGTAGCATTTGGTAAATCTAAATAAGGTGTGTTTGCTATAAGTGAAGCTGCTGCATATTCTCTAGCATAATCAGCGTCAACTTCTCTAAAAATTTTTAATTCGGTGTCTCGGATAAAATCTTCAATAATAGAATCAGTTAATACATTTGAATCAACTTCTGTATAATCTCTAACTTTTTGTAATAATTCTGCAAATGTCATATTATGTAATTACTATTGTAACCTCCCCTATACTAGAACCAAGTTGTCTTTTAACATTCTCTTGGTCAGCACTTGTTCCTGGTTGCATACCATTAGAAGTATATTGTCCAGGCCAATATTGTAAATCAAGTGATGCAGTAATACTAGTTCCTCTTGATGTATCAGGTCTAGCTTTTTTTAAAGCTTGAGGATCGGCAGCATGATATTTAGGATCTAACTGTGGATGTTTTTTCTCGAACTCAGAATAATGGACAATGGAACCATTCCATTCTTTTACCATTTCTTGATAAGGAAATTGCATTCCTGATCTGTCTGATATTGATAAAGCTCTACTACCTCTTGCAAATCGTCCCATAATTTATCCTTGTGGAAAATAACTCTCTGGAGTTATAAATAAACTTGTTCTAGAACCATCTTCATCTAAGGCTCTTTTCATTTCGTCTTCATAAGACATTTTTAAAATCTCCATTCTTTCTGGAGAACGTTTCATAGCTAAATAATAAGCTAATCCAGAAATCATGCATGGAATAAATCGGTAAGATACATCTGCAGTATTTGTATAAGCACCTGCATCTTCTATTCTATTAATAGAATAGTATTTTAAATAAGTATATGTAGATAAGTCTGGAGTCTGATATAAATAAATAATTGGTGTTGTCTGCCTGTCTACATAGTATTGTGAAGGTTGTCCTTGAACACCTTTGTTTGGTAAAGCGGCATAAGCTGATCTATCAATTTTAGATAAAGTTAAATCATTAGTGGTTGTTCCAGGAGTTCCTCCTGCAGTTGAGATATAAGCTTCTAACACATCACTAACATTTGTTGGTACTGTGTAGTTTGCTTGACCTGCAACTAAAGCAACTTCATTTAAAGCCACTTTCCATAAATGCACACCTCTATTACCCCATTCTGAAAATAAAATATTTAAACTTCTTCTAGCTGACTTAATATCATGACCAGAATTAATTCTCATACCTATTCTCTCATAGGCATCTTCTACTATCTCATCGATAGATAAATCAAAAGATGTTGTGCCGCTTGTAGCCATTACTTATCTTTTTTCTTTTTTTTCTTATCCTTTTTCTTCTTCATCTCTTTACCGTATTTAGCTTTTTCGGTTTTAAGAGAAGACATTCTTGCGTATGCGTTTCCGCCACCTGGCAT